ATGGATGGCGGTGGTGGTTTTGCCGTGGATGACGGCGTTTTCAATCAGGTTGGAGAGGACCTGCTCGATGAGGATGGGGTCCATAGGGACCATGAGCAGCTCCGCCGGGACCTCCACGGAGAATTTGATTTCAGGAAGCCGCTTGCGGGCCTTTTGAACGGCTTCCGCCAAAACCTCCTCTACCGGCTCTAATTGCTTATTCAGCTCTGTCCGGTCACTGCCGATGCGGGTGATGGAAAGGAGATTTTCCACGGTGCGGATCAGCCACTGGGCCTCCTGCTTCACATCCTCCAGTAGGGAACGGCGGTCCTCTTGAGAGAGGTCGGGATTGTCCAGCACAGCGGAGGTAGAGCCGATGATAGAAGTCAGGGGGGTGCGGATGTCATGGGATACGGAACGGAGCAGGTCGGCCCGCATCCGGATCTTTTCATTTTCCATTCGAAGCTTGTCCAACTGGCGGGTTTTGGTGGTCAGAGCGGAGGTGATGACAGAAACGCTGAGAAAGGTCAGGAAGGACAGGGGATAGCCAGTGATGGTCAGGTTGAAGGCCCAATAAGGGAAAGTGAAGAAAAAGTTGACGGCGATGACGCCCAACACCGCAGAGAAAAGACCCCAGAAATAGCCGGTGGTCAGGCGGGAGGTCAGCAGCACAGTCAGCACAAAAACCGGCGTGGCGAAGCCAGCGCTGGGGTCCAGCCTCTGCAGTAGGATACAGAAGGCCACGGCCACAAAGAGGATCAGCGCGGTGACAATGAGGTCCCGCATGGAGAAGGGGAATAGGGTGGCCAGGCTGGTCTTGGATTTGAAATTGGGATGAGACATAGGAAGCCTCCTTGCTGGTTTCAGTATAGCAGACGGATCGTTAAATTGTTGCTAAAAAAATAAATGGGAAGAAAGAGAAAACGTGCAGAGCTTCGGCTGCGTCTTGAAAAGACGTTGCACAGAGAGATGCACTTTTTCTGAAAATCTGCCGGAGGGATGGAATGGGGGGACGGCTTTGGAGAAGAAACAGGAGGATGGCCGCTTTTGCAGGGCCTATCTGCGGACCATGGATCCGGAGCAGGCTGCCGCAGAGATCGGCAGACGGGACGGCTACGCCATGCTGGGGCAGAAGGGGACCCAACAGAAGCTGGAACGGATGCGCTGCGATGCGGCGGCGCAGCTGAAGCGGGAGGATGTACTGCGGCAGCTGGCACGGCTGGCCTTTGGCCGGGTGGATGATGCGGTGACGCTGGCGCTGCGCCGGGGAGAGACGGAGCCGGAGGGACTGGAACTGTCGGCTGTGTCTGAACTAAGGGTAACAGAAAAGGGCGTAGAGGTCAAGCTGGTGGACCGGGTCCGGGCGTTAGAGACGCTATGGAAGCTGTTGGAGGCCAGCGAACCCCAGCAGGCGGATCCGCTGCTTCAGGCGCTGGCGGCGCTGCCGGGGGAAACGGGAGACTGGAATGAGAAATGATATGATCCGGTTTTCCCACAAGCAAAGGCAGGTGCTGACCTGGTGGAGGCAGAACCGTTGGCAGGCCATCATCTGCGATGGGGCAGTCCGCAGCGGAAAGACGTTTTGCATGGGACTGTCCTTTTTTCTGTGGGCCCAGAGTTGTTTTGACGGACGGCAGTTTGCCTTGTGCGGCAAGACGGTGGGAGCACTGCGGCGGAATCTGCTGACGGAACTGGTCCCCTGCCTGCGGCGAATCGGTATGATCGTGCGTGAAAACAGGAGCGCCAATTCCCTGATGGTGGAGTTTGGCGGGCAACGGAATCAATTTTTGCTGTTTGGTGGGAAAGACGAGTCCAGCGCGGCGCTGATCCAAGGGAGCACATTGGCGGGACTGCTGCTGGACGAGGCGGCGCTGATGCCACGGTCCTTCGTGGAGCAGGCGGTGGCCCGGTGCAGCGTCCGGGGCAGCAAGCTGTGGTTCAACTGCAATCCGGAGGGGCCGGAGCACTGGTTCTACAAGGAGTGGATTGAGAAGGCGGAGAGCCGGGGGGCGCTGCGGCTGCACTTTACGATGGCGGATAATCCCGGCCTGTCGCCGGAGATCCGGCAGCGGTATGAGCGGCTGTATACAGGCGTGTTTTACCGACGGTTCGTGCAGGGAGAATGGGCGGCGGCTCAGGGCCTGGTGTATGACTTTTTCGACCCAGCCAGAGATGCGGCACCGGTGCCGGAGGGGGCCTTCAGCCGGTGGCGGGTATCCGTGGATTACGGGACGGTGAATCCGCTGTCCATGGGTCTTTGGGGGGAACGGGACGGCGTTTGGTACCGGGTAGAGGAGGTCTATTACGATTCCCGCCGGGAGGGACAGCAGAAAACCGACGCGGAGTACGCGGATATGCTGGAGCGGCTGGTGGCGGGGCGGGAGATCCAGCGGGTGATCGTGGACCCGTCGGCGGCCAGCTTCATCGAGACCCTGCGGCAGCGGGGCTGGCGGGTAAAGAAGGCCAACAACGATGTGGCTGACGGCATCCGGGTGACGGCGGATCTGCTGAGGCAGAGGCGGATCGTACTGTGTGATACCTGCCGGGACTGCCTGCGGGAGATGGCCCTTTACTGCTGGGACGAAAAGGCAGGAAAGGATGCGCCGAAAAAGGAGCACGATCACGCCATGGATGAGATGCGGTACTTTGCCATGGATCTGTCAGGCGGGGAAAAGGGCGGATTTGCGGCAGTCAGCGTGGCGAGGGGCAGATACCGTTAGGAAATATATAAAATGTTGTACGGGACTGTACACCAAAAGCGGGTGTGGACGGGAGAGTAGGAGACCGATTTCCGAAGGGAGGAGAGGTTCGTTTGAATTTTTGGAAAAGGAGAGGCGATGAAGCGGCAACGGTCCAGACTATGCAGCTGCGGGACCGGGAGCGGCATCCCTATGCGGGGCTGCGGAGCTTTACGCCTCAGCGCGGCGGAGAGCTGCGGCTGTATCAGGCGGTGCGGGAGGCTGTACCGGTGGTGGACGCCGCCGTGTGCAAGCTGATCCGCCTCAGCGGCGGCGCGCTGGTGTTCTGTGAGGATCCGGAGACAGAAAAGCGGCTGCGGGACTTTTTAGAGCGGGTCCCGGCGGGGCGGGGACAGTACGGTATCAACGCCTTTTTGGAGCAGTACCTGGAATCGCTGCTGATCTGCGGCGGCGCCGTAGGCGAGATGGTGCCGGCGGCGGGAAACCGGGATCTGGCGGCACTGCTGTGCGGACGGATGGACCGGATCGAGCTAAGAGAGGGAGAAAGCCCGCTGGATTTTCAGATTTTCGGGCCGGATGAGCGGGGGCGGATGGCAGCTTTGCCGTATCAGGAGCTGCTGCTGTTCACTCCGCTGCATCCGGAAGCCGAGCATCCCTACGGCGTGTCGCTGCTGCGGGGATTGCCGTTTATGGCGGATATTCTGATGAAGATCTACAACACGGTGGGGGTCAACTGGGAACGGTGCGGCAATATGCGGTTTGCCGTGACCTGCCGGGACGGCGACGGCAATGCCGCGGAACGGGGGCAGCTTCTTGCCAGCGAGTGGAGCCGGGCTATGCAGGATACCAGAAGCGGCAGTGTCCGGGACTTCGTGGCGGTGGGAGATGTGGATATCAAGGTCATCGGCGGCGACGCGCCCATTCTGGACAGCCAGGTGCCGGTGCGGCAGGTGTTGGAGCAGATCGTGGCGAAGACCTCCATTCCGCCCTTTATGCTGGGGCTGAACTGGAACTCCACGGAGCGGATGAGCGCCCAGCAGGCGGACATGCTCACCACAGAGATCACTGCTATTCGACGGACGCTGACACCGGTGGTGGAGCAGATCTGCCGGATGTGGCTGCGGATGCAGGGAGAGACGGCGGCGTTCCGGGTGGACTGGGAGGATATCAACTTGCAGGATGAGGTAGAGGAAGCCAAGGCGGAGCTGTACCGGGAGCAGGCGAGGAAGCTGCGAATCGAGAATGACGCGGCGGAAGGTAAAATTGAGGACAGGGCGGCGGGGGCCGCGAAAAAAGCGTGACAGGAGGAAACGGATGCTGACAAAGGAAGAACTGGATCAGATCAACCGGTTCAGCAAGGCGGAGCTGACGGCGGATCAGGTGTATACATTCAGCGTGCGGCTGTGCGACAACGAGGTGGACCGGGACTTTGAGCGGTTCGGGACGGAGGATCTGGACCGACTGGGAGAATTGTTTTTAGGCAAGAGCGGAATCTTTGATCACCAGTGGTCCGCTAAGGGCCAGACGGCCCGTATTTACCGGACGGAGGTGGTGCGGGAACCGGGCACCGTGACGGCGGCGGGGGATGAGTACCGTTGGCTGAAGGGCTGGGCCTACCTCATGCGGACGGAAAAGAATCAGGAGCTTATCACGGAGATCGAGGGTGGTATCAAGAAAGAGGTCAGCGTGGGATGCAGCATGGGGCGGAGCGTGTGCTCCGTGTGCGGCGCGGAAAACGGCGCCTGCGGCCATGTGAAGGGTCAGATGTACGGCGAAAAGCTGTGCTTTATGGAGTTGAAGGATCCCAAGGACGCCTATGAGTGGTCCTTTGTGGCGGTGCCTGCCCAGCCCAGGGCCGGGGTGGTGAAGCGGTTCGGCTCCGACGGGACAGAGCTGCGGACGCTGCGCAAGCAGGCAGAGCTGGGTCAGCGGTATCTGACTGGGCTGCGCCGGGAGGTGGTGCGTCTTGCTATGCTGGCGGACGGGCATCTGGATGGAAAAATCTTCACCAAGGCCGTTGGGAGACTGGATGAGGCGGAATTGCTGGAGTTAAAGAGGGCCTATGAGGCCCAGATCGCGAAGAAATTTCCCGTGGCTCCGCAGCTGCGGCAGCAGGCGGAGACCAAGCGGGAGGATGAAGCGGTGTTCCTTGTCTGATGGGACAAACACAATATGAGGGAGGAAATTGCATGAACGTTTCTTATGAGGGCATCGGCCAGTGGGCCGCCACCTTTGCCTGCGACGGTGTGTCCGCGGGGCAGGTGGTGAAGGTCAGCGGCAACGGAACAGTTGCCAAATGCGCGGACAATGACGGCTTTGAGGGTGCGGTGTTGTCCGTGGCCAGAGACGGCAAAGCCTGCTCTGTGGCTATGGGGGGCATGGTGACGGTAAGCTACACC